CAACGCCCTCATTAATATTTTTTCTTTTCTTTTTAGAATATAGTGCCATAACTCAATGTACCCCTAATTTTGTATAAGAAGGATCTTCAGACCCTTCAAGGTTGCGTTTAAACTGTATAGAACCTAACTCGTTATATACCTTAAATATACTGTTAGCTGCTTCTACAAGTGAGTCCCTTAGAGAATCTAGCTCCTTGTCGGGGTTTTTAAAAGCAGGGTGAGAACAAACATGACTATGCCAGTTCTCAATAGTAAACTCAACTCTGTCCATAGCCTGATGGTATCCCATCGTACCGGGAGCATAGTTTAATTCATTATAGGGTATTATTCCAGCGAATGACAAACGTTTGGTGTGTTTATTCTTTTCTTCATCACTGGTGTCTATAAACTCATAGAACTCTTTACTGTCCATGCCCCTACTTACCACCTTCTATAACTTTAAAGCCAGCTATGTCAGCAAGCCTCTCAATGTCCTTTTTGACCTCTTCACTTGAGTCAGTGTCACCTAGTCCACCCATCTTAATCTTTTGTTCAGATCTGTCAACAAACATCCCCAAATGTTTCGCCACGTTTTCAACGGAACGGTTCGCGTTTGTGTAGTCTCCGTTCTGTAGCGCATGTTGGTAAACTTCGTCCAGCCTTTGCAGCACATGGTCAGCACTCCACGCCATTCTATCTATAGCGACTTCACGCAGATCGTTTATGCGTTGTTCTATCTTAGGCTTTTTGAGGAGGGTGGAGGCCCGTCTACGGGTATCAGAGTGGCTCTTTCCGGGCGCATATCCTGCTGCCTTGTATGCTATCAGACTATCACCCGTAGCAATATACTCCATACAGAACTTCTCCTGTTTAGGAGCCATCCCTGCTATGAAGTTTCCGGGTTTAAAGTTTTCACCTTTTTCAGCACGTTCTAACATTTCATCCTTAGTATACTTCTTTCTTTCGTGTCGCGCAAGACGGACGTTATTCCTTCTTGTTACTTCACTTCTCATCTCTATAAGATCTCTACCAGCATTTGGTTTTTTACGACCTTTTGAAGTAACACAAATAAGAGAACGAAGTTCTTCGTTTGTTAACTTTCCGTAGATGATATGGGGTTTATTACCTATTTGTTTCATATTGTTACTATAATATCAGTTAGTAAACTTTAAAACAAAATAAATAAACAAGACGAATATACACATGTTTTCTCTCTTGTTACAGATTGTATCAATTTGTAACTAGTTTGGCAACCCCCTTTGTAACGCCTAGCCGAAAAAAAACAGGAGCAGTCTAAAAACTAAGTTGTTATAAAGACTGCTCCTGTAAAACAAAGGAGAGAAATCTATTATACACATAATAATGTAAAGGTGTCAAGTTTTAGTTTGACACAAATATATTTTTTATTTATATTATTAACATGCAAAAAACAGCTTTAGTTACAGGTGTTACAGGTCAGGATGGTTCGTACCTTACAGATCTACTGTTAAAGACACAGTACAAGGTATACGGATTAGTACGGAGAAGTAGTACACCAAATAAAGAAAACATTGACAAATACATTGATCATCCTAATTTTATTCCTTTTTATGGTGATTTAACAGATATCAATAGTATTCTAACTGTTATTCAAGATACACACCCTGATGAAATCTATAACTTAGCAGCACAGTCAGATGTGAGAATATCTTTTGATGTACCTGTTTCAACAGGAGATACCAATGCTTTAGGAGTAATGCGTATATTAGAAGCGTTACAGTCTCTTAAAATTAAATCCAAGTTCTATCAGGCCAGTACCAGCGAGTTATTTGGCAAGGTACAAGAAACACCACAGAAAGAAACAACTCCCTTCTATCCCCGTAGTCCTTATGGAGTTGCTAAACTGTACGCATATTGGGCTGTTAAGAACTATAGAGAGTCCTATCCTGATTTTTTTGGCTGCAATGGGATATTGTTTAACCATGAGTCTCCGTTACGTGGAGAGAATTTCGTTACACGTAAGATTACAAAAGCTGTGGGAAAGAGAATAATGTTTCCTAAAGAGAGACATTCTCCCATTGAGCTTGGTAATTTAGATGCTAAGAGAGATTGGGGCCATGCTAAAGACTATGTTCGTGGTATGTGGTTAATGATGCAGCAAGATGAACCTGATGATTACATATTAGCTACAGGTGAGACACACTCAATAAGAGAGTTGGTCGAATGTGCCTTTGCTTCGATAAATGAAGAAGTTATGTGGGGTGGGTCTGGTCTAGATGAGAAAGGTTATAACGGTAAGGGAGAACTACTTGTTACGATTAATCCTGACTTCTACCGCCCAGCCGAAGTAGATTTGTTACTTGGTGATCCCAGTAAGGCAGAGAAGAAGCTGAACTGGAAGCGTGAGTATAGCTTTACTGATACTATTGAAGAGATGGTACAGCACGATACACTAATGTAAAATTCTTAAATTTTTGAAATTATATAAAGTCCCTATTTCTAATATAACAAGCATGGCCTGTTTTTTTCCCCCCCCTCCCCAAAAAAAAGCCCCAGAAAACTGGGGCCAAGTTTAGGAGGAGCAATGAATTATGCAATTATATCTATGTCTTTTAATTCTCCTTTTGCTTCGGGTATAGGATCATGCTTTCTTTTTACATCAATATAAAAATACTTATCTCCTAAGAACATACCCATTAAAAAGCCTCCCATAAAAGAAATTGCCGCGACTGAGAGTAATACTAATACTAAATCCATGTGATATAAATCCATCTTGTAACTCCTATGTAAATACTATTAAAGCAAATATGGTGATTCCAAATATCATTACTACACAAACTATTTCGCCTAATATATTCATTTGTAAATCCTTTCACGAAACAAAACTTCTTCTATCATATTATCTACATCTTGTGTGCTAAACTTAGACATGGTTTGGGCCATTCGTACCCAGACCACATCACCATTACAGGTATTACAACACTTACCATCTGGAATGACGGGCCATGCATTGTTACCCCATTCGTTCTCTAATGGTTTAAGACAAATGTCACAGGTTTGTTCTAAAGTTTTCATTTTACTTCTCTCCTTGTTTTTTGCATTATTGCAATTACATTATAATAAGTTTGTTCATGATTGTCTATATATTTCTGTTAACGGTCATCCTCCTCCCTATACCCCGATAACCCCGAAACGATAATGTCACTCAACTTACTTTCAAAAGCCGACGAGTCTCTGGAAAAGAGCGTGGCCCTGAGACCACGCCCTGATTCCTTAACCATCATCACCATGTGGAAACACACCATTCCATTCTTCTGGAGTTATTCCGGTAAGCATGAATTCCCGGTCATCAGCAGACACACTTGGCATTGCATCTTGTATCATCATGCCAGCTTTCCAAGCATCTATTTGCTCTTGTGTCACCATGATATCTTTAGTGTTGGTTTTTCCGCTTAAAGCAGACTGTTTAGTAATTAGCATCTTAACTCTCCTTATTTGTTACGCCATTGTTGGCAGGTCTAGAATACTCTATACATAAGAGCATGTACAGTTATTTATTTTTATAGCTTACTTTACCCCGATACACCGAAACGACAGTTACACCCGACTTACTTTCAAAAGCCGACGAGTCTCTGGAAAAGAAAAGGGGGCTTTCGCCCCCATAGTTTCCTACAGTTGACCTAATTCCAGAGATAGGGGTCAATAGCAATTAATTTTTCTTTTGCTTTACGTAACTCTTCGCCAACGTCCTTACGTTGTTTTATTATCAGATCTCTTCTTTTTTCAATATCTTTAACTTTATTACGAGTCAATTCAACTTTCGCTCGTGCCAAGATAACATCTTTATTACAGGTATTACAGCACTTACCGTCTGGGATGATAGGCCATGCATTGTTACCCCATATATCCTCTAGTAGAGTGCCACAGATATCACAGTTTCCTATTGTTCTTTTAGTCATGTTAACTCTCCTTGTTTGTTAAGCCATTACGGCAACCTCATCATACTCTATATATAAGATAGTGTATAGTTATTTGTTTGAGTGCTTGTGTGCTACGATCAGGAGCCGACACGCTCCGTGTCTTAGCGGAATAAGGATGGGAGGGCCGTAGCCCCCCCTGAGTTAATCCCGTTAAACGTCGATTGAAATTGGAGCTTCTCGTAAAATTTCTTTAACGAACTCGTCGATTTCATCTCGTGTCATAAACTTAGCTAACATATCAGAACCTTCTTCTTCGGAAGGTAGCTGTGCTTCTTCTCGCTGACGATCAATCTCATCCTCAAGAACTTGGACTGAATTTGTAAGCTCTTCAACTTTCGCTTCTAAAGCTTCCAAATCTTCAAGCTTTGCTTCTAACTCTGAAGCGTCCACTTCTACTCGTATTAAATTAGTCATGTTAACTCTCCTTTTGTGTTGGCTTGACGTTGTGTCTCCAAACACATCTATATAATAGTACATCTATATATAAGTGTCTACTTGTTTTTAATTGTTTACTTATGACTAGATCAGGAGCCGACAGGCGAATAATTGAGTCCGAACGGAGTGAGGTCCATATTCTTAGAAAATTTCCCGACCCAAAAAAAAACCCCCACCGTTTCCGGTGAGGGCCAAGTTTACGTGGGAGTTATTTTTGAGCGGTCACATTGATATTAACACCAACCAGACCAAATTCTTTCGTCGCGATCTTGGCGAAGCCGCCTGTCGAGGATACGACCTTCGTCTTGCCAGACTTTGACAGTGGCAACTGGCTAGCATCGGAACCATTAGTTCCCATTGTTATTACCAAATCACCGGACTTAGAAACTGAAATAT